CCGTGATCGTGAACACCGCCCGCGTTTCCATGTCGGGCGTGCGCAGCGATCGGTTGAACTCCGCCTCTGCTTTCCGCAGCGCCCGATCGATCGCCTCCTGGCTGTAATCAGCGTCGTCCATCATGTCGCGGATTTCGGTCACCAGCTCGGAGTAAGAGGTGATGGAGCCTGGCGCGTATGTCGGGATGGCGATGGACATTATGTGATCCTGTATACGGCAACGGCGATGCTGTAGGTAGTACCGATCCCCAACGCCGGTACGAAATACGCCACCGTCACCTGATTGGCTGCACTAGCATATACGTTGACGGCCTCACAGCCTGCCGTGGGAACGCCAGTGGGCACGAATACCAATCGATCGGTTGTCGCTACGCCCGAAAGCGTCAGCGCCATGCGCTTCATGCCGAGAGCCAGTGACACCAGCAACGTTTCAGTAACGGTAACTGTGCCAAGCGATACCAGCCGTCCCGAAGGCAGCGGATGGACGTGATCCTCCCGCGCCGCTGCGCTGCTGGTGCCGGTCAGGGCATTGGCCCCTAGCGCGGCCGGCGCATTGGAAGCCAGCGGGGTGGCGGTGGCATTTGACCCCGCAACACCAGGCGCACCCTGAGGCCCTGTCGCACCTTGAATGCCCTGCGGCCCTTGTGCGCCCGTGTCGCCCTTGGCACCGGTAGCACCGGTCGCGCCAGTGAAGCCCATGTCGCCCTTGGGGCCGGTCGCTCCGGTATCGCCTTTCGCACCCGTTGGGCCGATTGCACCAGTCGCCCCGGTGTCGCCCTTTAGACCTTGCGGGCCTTGTGCGCCTGCCGCACCCGTGTCGCCTTTCGATCCGGTTGCGCCAGTCGCGCCAGTTGCGCCTTGCGATCCGGTGTCGCCCCTTGCGCCAGTATCACCCTTTGGTCCCTGTGATCCCGCCGGACCCGTGGCCCCCGCTGGCCCCGTATCACCTTTAGGCCCCTGCAAGCCCATTGGGCCAGCCGGTCCCTGTGCGCCCGCATCGCCCATGCTGCCCTTAAGCGGGTATCCGGGGACTTTCGTGCCCACCGTTAATTCCCGCTGCCATAGATCAGGATGAAACGCGTACGCTTGCCCTCATACAACCATTTGCCGTCAGCCGTGAAGATCGGGAACCCCGGCTCATCGTCAGCCACAGCCGCCACCCATTGCGGCATCTGCGTTCGGCCTAGATACTTCTCGCCAGGGTGCAGATAATGCCCGTTTTCCTTGATATTGGGCATGTCAGTCGGCGAACCGCGCCAACCCGCGAACCAGAAGTGGAACGGGTTGGGGTTCTGCACAATGAAACTGGTGACGCCTTGGCCCGTCATCGGCGTGATAGCTACTGGCTGTGCCGTCAGGCCCACGGGGCCAATGACCGGCTTCAGGTTGAGATTGCGGCGGAACGGCTGGATCAGGCTATCGGTCATTGCTTCACCCACCCGCTGTCTGCGGCGACTTCACCGTTGGTATAGGTCAACGTGCGGACCCACGTTCCGCCATTCTTGACGGTTTGCGTGAGCAGATTGCCGCTACTGTCGTAGGTATTGATTACGCCGCGATAGGTCGGAACAATGCCACCATTGGTGTCGAGATCGACAACGGTGGTGAAAAGCACGCTGTCATCGCCGCTGCTGACGATCAATCGTCCGCGCTGGTCGACTTGTGGCGTAACCTGCTGTCCATCCGTAAGGGCCGGCAAGGCCTTGGTGTATATGCCAATCCCTGTCGCCATCTCGCAGCCCCTTCAGATAATAAACTCACGCACCCGTAAGTACCTGTAATCCGGGTGATTAAGCAACCTCTTTACGCCGTCCTTATGCGCCGGGTTCCAGAATTCCACCCCGTGTTTGGTGGCCCATTCGTACATCACAAGCGTCGGAATATGCGCAGCGTGCCACATCTCAGACCGCTTGTCCCAAGTCTCGGCCTGGGCTTCCTTATTTCGGTCAAGAATGGGGGCGACATCCTGCTCGCGCTTGAAATGCCATTGCCCCCCATTCTCTTCGTCGGACGAAAACCACGTCCTGACGCCCGTTGCGGGGTCGTAATCAAATGGTTTCCAGTCCGACATCGCTTAATTCACCTGCCCGTTGTCACGCAGGATCTTGGCGGTGTCCTTGTCGACCTTCATCGTCTGTCCACGGCCAATGGTACGCCCATCGCCCAAATGAACATCCGCCTTGAGGTCGTCAGAGCCGGTGACTTCCACCATGCCCTTTTCGTCGCGCACGACGCGGGTATCGCGGCCCTTGTCGTCCGTCTCGATGACCAGATCCGCGTCCGGGTTCGACCGCTGGCCATGCGGGTTCGGATTGGCGTCGGTGGGCGACAGCGGGTGTTCCACGACGGTTTCGCCGGCAACATAGTCCTGCACATGCGCCACTTCCTCCGTCTCGATCCCCAGTGCCGCCGCCATCTTGCCGGCCTCGGACGGGCTGGCATATTCGTCGGCGGGCTTCACCGGCTCACCGAGCGGATTGGCAGGCGGCAGATCACGAACGCCGGGAGCCGTGTCACCGGACTCCTTGGTTTCCGGCAGATCCTTGCCCTGGGTGTTGGTTTCGAGAACGGTGTTGTCGTCGCTCTCGGTCGTGTCCTTGCGGGGTCGTCCCATTTCACACACTCCTAAAAGTGGCCTGCCCCATCAACGCAGGGCAGGCCTTACAGGGTTCAGATGAGGTCCGCGATGATCGCGTTGCCGGCGTCGTTCTTGCAGATCAGCGTCTCTTCGACGTAAATCGCGTCACGATCGGCTAGGCCGGTGACAGCCAGCTTGCGCTTCTGCATTGGGTCCAGCGTGGCAATAGCCCACAGCTCCGGGTCAAGGATCAGAGCCGAGCGATTGTCGATGAAGCGGTTCGGGATGAACTGAAGCTCACCCACGTCCGACACATACACGTCGGCACCCGCGATGATCGTCAGCCGCTTGTTGCCGGCTTCCCGGCGCTGCTGTGCCAGACCCGAGAACGTCGCCGCAATCTGCTTCTGACCAAGCGACATCATGACCATCGTCGGATCGCCGCCAGCGTTCCAAGCCGATGCCACAGCCGCCTTCAGAAGTGCTTCCGTGAATGCCCGCTGCGTGCCGTTGGTTGCCGGGGCGTTAGGGTAGCCCTGCGTGGTGCCTGAGAGCGTCGGATTGACGCCGCCGGTGCCACGGCTGGCATTGGTACGGATAAACGCCTGCGCACCCGCAGACTCGCCCGCGATGGTCGGCGAAGGAGGAACCGCCGCATAGTTGCCGAGATACCGAGACTCGCGGTCACGCTTCAGCTCCTTGCCGGCCTTGGCAAGCTGGTAGTTATGTTCGTTGGCGCGCCCTGCGGACCGCACGGCCTGCTGCGTGGTCGACGTGCCAACGACCTTGGTGAAGATTTGGGTATAATCACCCAAACGGGTCGTTGCCGGACGGTTCTCATTACTGAGATCGTCGCCCATCACCGCCTTGTTCTGCGGATTGGCCGACACCAGCGCGTCAGTCTGCCACTCGGTATAAACCGCGCTGGCATTCTGCCGGCCAATAGCCGTCAGAAACGGCGTCTCAGTCGGGCTGATATTGCTGATGATATCCGACAAGTCCTCGCGGTTGCCCACGCGGCTCATCGTCTGAATGGTATTCGAAGGAACTGCCATGTTACCTGTCCGTGCTAGCCCCCAACAGGGGCGCTAAAACCTCAAGCGGCCAATTGCAGCAGCAGCGTCATTTACGCTACCAGACTGCTTCAGCCGCTCCCGCGACTCGCGATATCCCCGGCCCTCTGCGCTGCTAGGCTGGGCAGCATTGGGCTTGGTGGTCCGCGTCTTCTTGCCTTCACGAACACGCTGCATCTGACGGGCGGTTGCCGCGTCGTACTTCTCGGCTTTCTCGCGAAGCGTGGCAATCTCGCGCAGGGCCTTTAATTCGCCAGCGGTCGCATGACCGATCTGGCTCATGTCGAGCCCCAAACGCTTGCCTTCACCGATCGCCTTGTTGAAGAAATCCTCGCGGGTCGCTTCATTGGCCACCTCGGGGACTTCCATCAACTCACGATCGCGCTGCTGAATATCCGCATCGGACATT